GGGTAAGTGGTACAACATGGACAAGTGTTGATACTGGCGAAGTGTGGACAATTAACGGTAACGCATTGGTGAGAAGAACATGAGCGACATGGAAGATATTAAACGTGGTGAGCAAGCAGACGTTGTGCTTAATAACCCGTTATTTAAAGAATCTATTACAAAAGTACGTGACGGTATCATCAAGAGCATGGCATCAAGCGCACTAGGAGACGCTGAGACGCACAATCGTCTAGTCATTGCTATGCAACTATTAAACCAAATAGAAAAACAGCTACAAGACGTTATTAACACAGGCAAGATGGCAACGTTACAGACAGATAATAAATTTAAACTATTTAGGTAACGGGCGAGCCTAAATATAATTTAGCCCAAATTGGAGATATAAAAAATGGCAGACCAAGCAGAAATGCAGTCAGCAGAAAGTCGTATGTTGGCTATGCTAGACGATGTTGAAGAAGATGCACCACAAGAAGAAGTTCCAACTGAGGAAGTCGCAGAGGAAGAGGAAACCGAAGATGGTGATTATGAACCAGAAACAGAAGGTGAACTAGAAGGTGAGGACTCTGACGAGCAACCCGAACAGTCTATTAAGCTAAAAGTAAATGGTGAGGAGATTGATAAGCCTTTCAGCGAAGTAGTAGCATTAGCACAGCAAGGACTAGATTACACCAAGAAAACGCAAGAGGTAGCAGAACAACGCAAGGAGTTAGAGGCATACGCTCAAACCATACAGGTTCAAGAGCAAAACTTCAGACAACAAGTGCAACTGCAAAACGCTTTAATTGGTGACGTAGCGCAACTAACAAACATTGACCAACGACTTGAAGCCTTTAACAACGTAAACTGGCAAGAGTTATCAGACAATGATTTCGTAGAGGCGCAAAAACTGTTCTTTACTTATAACCAACTGCAACAAACTCGTAGTCATTTGGCTACGGAACTTGAAGCTAAGTCTAAACAGATTACAGAGCAACAGAATCAATTATTAACTGAACGCATCGCCAAAGGTAAAGAGGTTCTAGCCAAAGAGATACCAAACTGGAGTAGAGATACCAGCCAGCAAATTATTTCAACAGGCAAGGAATACGGTTTTACGGATGACGAACTCGGAATGATTGTTGACCCTAGACACGTTAAGGTCTTACATGATGCTATGCAATGGCGCAAGTTACAATCTAATTCGGTTGTAAAGAACAAAGTTACAAGTGCCAAGCCAGTAGTTAAGCCTGGTGCTAAAGATACAAAAAACGAGAGCAATTCACAATTTAAACAGCAACGTGATTCATTGCGTAAGACTGGCAAATCTGAATATGCTCAACAATTAATTGAAAGAATGATTTAGGAGTAATATATGGCAGTTTCAGCAACCAACACCTACACAGGTAGGGGCATTCAGGAGTCTTTTGAAGACGTTATTTTTGACATCTCACCAGAAGATACTCCATTTTTATCAACATTAAAACGCATGACGGCTGGACAAACCTACCATCAATGGCAAACTGACGCTCTAGCAGCAGCAGCTGCAAATGCACAAATTGAAGGTGATGACGGTTCATTCGCAACTTCAGCAGCAACAACTGTGTTAGGTAACTACACACAAATTTCACGCAAAACAGTTCAAATTTCTGGTACATACGATGTAGTTAAAAAGTATGGTCGTAAATCAGAAGTTGCTTACCAATTAATGAAAGCTGGTAAAGAACTTAAACGTGATATGGAATATGCTTTAGTACGCAACCAAGCATCATCAGCAGGTGGCGCAGGTACAGCACGTTCTTCTGCTGGTATTGAGTCATGGATTACTAACCGTGTACTAGCAACAGGTTCAACAGCAGGTTCTACACCAGGCTTTTCAGGTGGTACAGTTGTTGCACCAACAGATGGTACTTCAGTAACTTTCGTAGAAGCTGACTTAAAATCTGCATTGCAATTAGCATGGTTAGACGGTGGCGACCCATCAACAATCTTGATGTCAGCTACTAACAAATCACGCTTTGCTAACTTCGCTGGTATCGCTACTAAGTACAATCAAGTAAACGGTACTTCACAAGCAACTATTACAGGTGCTGCTGATATTTATGTATCAGACTTCGGCAATCACACTGTAAAACTTGACCGCTTTATGCGTGACCAAGTTGTACTTGGCATTGACCCTGCTTACGTTGGTTTGGCTACATTGCGCCCAATGGAAAAAGTAGAGTTAGCTAAGACTGGTGACTCAAGCAAATGGCTATTGACTACTGAGTACGCTTTAGTAGTACAAAATCCTGATGCTCACTGCAAGGTTCAAAATACTGGGCTTTGATAGCTTAGTTAGTAATATTTAGCAATAAATGGGGGAGTTTCGGCTTCCCCATCTTTAAGGGCGCATAATGTTTTTTGATTTTAACAAAGATACAGGTGTAACACAGACGTTTCACTATGATGACGCAACAGGTGACGTTAGTTTAACCTCACACCAGAATTTAGACGCTTTCTTTGAGGCTATTAAAAGAAAACGTGATAACCCTGACGCATGGAAGAAAGGCGTTAAGGAAGAATGGGCGCATTATGCAAGCATACCGCCTGTTATAGAGATGCAATTACGCAAGAAAGGCATTGACATTAATAACCCATTACAGACTAAAGAATTGATGCACGAGATTAACACAAACTATCCATTCTTAAAAGTCACAACTGCAACGGTAAAATAATGAACTTAAACGAACTAAAAGAATGCCAGCTTGCTATCCATGATTTAATTGAGCATGACGACTTTGAGAACGCATTCCCATTAATATATGCGGTGTTAGAAGAATACCCTGATGATGCGCCTACAATACACTTTTTAGGCTATATATGGCTACTATCAGGTAAAGAGTCACTAGCCTATCAAATGTTCAAACGTGCGGTAGAGATACAGCCTAACAATAAAGCGTTATGGACATCACTAGGTAGAGCTTACCATGAGATGCACAAACCAATAGAGGCAATTAACTGTTTTGTTAAGTCTGCCGAGTTAGACCCTGATTACGCAATGGCATATTCAAATATGTCAGCAACATTAGTGCAAATGTCAGACTGGAATGGTGCAGAGAAGGCATCAAGAATGGCACTAGAATGCTCACCAAGCGATTTAAATGCACAGTTGAACCTAGCACATTGCCACTTAGCAAATGGCGAGTGGGATAAGGGATGGGCAGAGTGGGCTAAGTCATTAGGTGGTAAGTTCCGCAAAGAATATGTTTATGGTGATGAAAAACGCTGGGATGGTTCAGCAGAAAAAGATTTAGTTATCTATGGTGAACAAGGTTTAGGTGACGAGATATTTTATGCAAGCTGTATTAACGATGCTATTCATATTAGCAACAAAGTTTATATAGACTGTGACCCTAAGCTAGAAGGACTATTTAAACGTAGCTTTCCACAAGCAGAAGTGCATGGAACTCGTAAGGTTGATAACCCAAGATGGCTAGAAAATGCTATAATAACGGCTAGAAGTTCTATTGGTTCTTTACCTGAGTTTTTTAGACACGATGATAGCGATTTTAATGGTAAACCTTACTTAAAGGCAGACCAAGAAAGACGCTTAATGTGGCGAGCATTGTTTGACTCATACGGTAAAAAAGTAATTGGCATTACAACGCATGGCGGTAAAAAGATGACCAATGCTAAAGGTCGTAAACTTACCGATAAAGACTTAGCACCATTACTTAAACAAGATTTTGTATTTGTATCACTAGACTATAACGTAGAAGAACGCATAGACGGTGTTAAATACTTTGAATGGGCGACAAACTCAGATGATTATGATGATACTGCTGCGCTTATTGCGGAGCTGGATGGCGTAGTGGGGATTAATACCACAGCTTTACATTGTGCAGGTGCTTTAGGTGTTCCAACATGGGTGCTAGTGCCTAAATATCATCAATGGCGATATGCAAGACCTACAATGCTTTGGTACAAGTCTATGACAATGGTTAAGCAAGGCGATAAAGGTTGGCTAGAGGTAGTAGCTGGTGTATGGCGTGATGTAGTAAAGACTTTATGCTGATTACAGACGAATATAAGGCGATGCAAGCTAAACTGCATGAGAACCCTGATTATGGTGTATCTAGCACATTTTTTGCACCTATTGTAGACAATGTAATACAAACTAACGGCATTACAGAACTACTAGACTATGGTGCTGGTAAATGTAGGCTTAAAGATGCTTTAACGGTAAGCGTTAAATATAGAGCATACGAACCTAGTAACCCATTATGGGATAAGAAACCAGAGCCTGCTGAATTAGTTTGCTGTATTGATGTCTTAGAACACATTGAGCCAGATTGCTTAGAATCAGTATTGGATGACTTAAAAAGATTATGCTTGCCTTATGGATTATTTACTATTCACACAGGCGCAGCACAAAAGATATTACCAGATGGTCGCAATGCTCACTTAATACAAGAGAATTGGGATTGGTGGAAAGAGAAACTAGACCAACGATTTACTATCATCAAACATTTAATTATTGATACAGGCATCATCGTGTTTGTTAAGATTAAGGATTAAATATGGCATTTGCTACATATTCAGATTTACAGACGCTTGTTGCCAATTATGCAGCACGAACAGACTTAACAACACAAATCCCCGACTTCATTACATTTGCTGAGAATAGATTATCTCGTAGCTTACGCACTTCACCAATGCTATCAACAGCATCATTAACTATTACAACTGGTTCGGCAACAATCCCAACGGACTTGTTAGAATTGCGTGATATTTATGTTGATACTAACCCTGTTACTCATATTGCGTATTTAACGCCTGACCAGTTCTATAAGAACGTTTATATCAATACATCAGGTGATAGTTTTTATTACTCAATTATTGACGGTGTATTTAAGTTTGCACCTGCACCAACATCACAAACGGCTAACATACTCTACTATGCAAAACCAACAATTTTATCTGTATCTAATACAACTAACATTTACTTATCTAACTATCCAGATGCTTTGCTATACGCAACGATGGCCGAACTTGAAACTTATTTAATGAATGATGCTCGTGTACAACATTGGGCTGCTTTATACGACAGAGCAATAGACAATATTAAAACAAGTGATTTAGGAACTAAATATCCTAACACAGCATTAAATGTAACAGCTCACTAAGGACTAAATCATGGCAAAAACAAAAATAAGCGAGTGGAGTTCAACCCCAGCTTCTAATTCAGATATTGATGGCATTAATTTAGCAGAGGGCATGGTTCCGTCAGACGTTAATAATGCTATTCGTGAGATGATGTCACAAATAAAAGACCTTCAATCTGCAAATGGTACTTACTACACAGCAGACTCTGATGCTATTGCTATTGGTGCTGGTGGTACTGGCGCTATTACTGCCGCTACTGCCAGAACAAATCTAGGCTTGGCAATCGGCACAGATGTACAAGCATATAATGCTGAGTTACAAGGTATATCTCAAGGTGGTAATTCATGCTTCAAAAACCGCATCATCAATGGTGCAATGGTGATTGACCAGAGGAATGCTGGGGCTAGTGTTGCTAATGATGTAACAGGAGCACAGTATTCATTAGATAGATGGAATATTTATGGTAATTTTGCATCTAAGTTTACCGTTCAGCAAAATGCTGGTTCTGTTACACCCCCAGTAGGGTTTAAGAATTACTTAGGGGCTACCTCATCTGCGGCTACAACTGTTGGTGCTACAGATTCTTATATAATATTACAAAAAATTGAAGGTTTTAATACGGCAGACTTAGCTTGGGGGACTGCGAATGCTGCTGCAGTAACATTATCATTTAGAGTTTATTCTAGTCTTACGGGTACATTTGGAGGTTCAATAACTAATTCTGCGGAAAATAGAAGTTATCCATTTACATACTCAATACCAGTAGCCAACACTTGGACTACAATTTCAATTACGATAGCTGGTGATACAAGCGGAACATGGCTAACAACTAATGGCACAGGTATGAAAGTAGTATTTTCGCTAGGTACGGGTACAACTTTTAGTGGTACGGCAGGAGCATGGGCAGCTACTATTTATTACTCAGCCACAGGCGCAACATCAGTAGTAGGCACTAACGGTGCTACCTTCTACATCACAGGTGTTCAACTAGAAAAAGGCTCAACCGCCACATCATTTGATTACAGACCTTATGGTACTGAGTTGAGTTTGTGTCAGCGGTATTGTCTACCCATTGCTTCTGGCTTTCGTGGAGATGCAATAATAACCAATTTTTACGGGCAAATAGAATCTTTCTTTATGCGTGCTGCCCCAACTGTGCTTACTGCAACCACTTTAACTGGGTCAAACAATTTTGCGGCAGTTGCTACTGGGGATGTATCGCAAATTACAGCAACATCTGCGCTAGTACAAAAGGCGGCTTCTGCAACAGGTGCTAATGGCATATTTTCAGGCTCTTACTTACTAGCAGCGGAGTTATAAAATGTATAAACTACTTAAAGATAAATTGACAAACTGGGAGAGTGTACTTCGTTTAGAAGATGGCGCAAATATACCATTCGACCCCGCCAATGTTGATTTTCAAGAATATCTCGTTTGGCTATCTGAAGGCAACACACCATTACCAGCGGATGAAGTGTAGTGTACTACGTACTTTACATTCTCTACTTTATCCCTGCAATGTT